AACAGAAATTCATCAAGGCTGGCAAGCAAGGACAGCGTGCAAAGCGTCTTGTCTGGTTCCAGCAGGGATGGATGCGTAATTGGCGCATACAACGCTTTCAGGGCAATTCTGACGCGCATATGTCTTTTGCTAGGCTAGAGGCCCAGATCGAGGGCTTGGCCTTCTAATGGCAACTCCGTTCCGCCTTAATCTGACACGCGATCAGCTTGCCTCGTTCCTTCAGGATCATGAGCAGATCAAGCAGTTTGAAAAGCTGTTTCAGATTGTCGATACGATCAACACGGTAACGCTTGATGATGTGAGCGTTTCGGCTGGCAATGCTGGTGCATCTGCGAACGAAGCGTTAAGCCAAGTCGAAGCCCTGCAAAGCCTTGTTCAGCTATTGGCCTATGCACCTGAAGCGCCGACGCAAAGCGACATAGCTACACTGCAAGACCAGATCACCGCATTGCAGCAACAGCCTCCGCCTAAAGAGTTTCGCACGCCGCGATTTGGATCATTCTACGACACGACAACGCAGACGGCAGCGGCAATCAATACCGCTTATGCCATGACGATAAACACAACCGATCTTTCTCAAGGTGTGTATATCGGATCACCGACTTCGCGCATCTATGTAGATCGCCCTAATGTTTATAACGTTCAATTCTCTGCGCAGTTGGATAAAACGTCAGGCGGTACAGGGCTGGTCTGGATTTGGCTTCGCAAGAATGGCGTTGATGTTCCTGACAGCACGGGGTTTGTCCGCCTCCAAGGCAATAGCGCGGAATTGTTGGCTGCATGGAATTATCTGGTCCAGCTTAACGCAGGCGACTATATTGAGATTATGTGGGAAGTTGATGATACTTCCGTTCAGATATTGTATGAAGCCGCAACAGCCGTGCATCCGGCAACTCCGTCTGTAATTGTGACGGTGAGCGATAACATCAGTTCAATGGAGGTCTAACATGGCTGTTCTTACAAGGGTTTTGATTCCGGCTAAGACAGCCGAAGGAACGCAGACGGTGCAATATACCGCGACGAACGTGACCACGATCATCGACAAGTTCACTGCGACCAATTACGACACGGTTGCACGCACGATCAGCGTTAACCTTGTGGCGGCATCTGGCAGCGCAGGGAATGATAACCTGATCGTCAAGACCAAAACGCTTCAGCCGTCCGAGACTTATACCTTCCCCGAATTGGTCGGCCAGGTTCTCGCAAACGGCAATTTCATCTCAACGATTGCCAGCACTGGCACGTCAATCAACATCCGCGCATCTGGCAGGGAGATCGGCTAATGAAGAAGCCATCATTTATCATCGAGGGTTTTGGCGGTTTGCGTGAAAGCGAACCGTTCATCACTGCCGCACAGAACAAGAAGAACACGCAAGTCGTGATCGACGATTGGATGCTAGGCCCTGAAAAGCCCAGCAACGAGCGCGGTGCCAATCCTGAATATTGGCGTGCGCTTGGCAAAGCTATGCAGGTCGATGAGGCTGAAGCCCGTCGCCGCCGCTGCTCAAACTGCGAATATTACGACAACTCAACCATGACGCAGGCCAAGATGGAACGTATCCCTTGGAATCAGTGGGACGTTGAGGCCGGATTCCGTGGCTATTGCAATCGCTTTGAATTCATCTGCCACGATCTTCGTTCCTGCCAAGCATGGGAAGAACGGGAATTTGAATCCGAGGATTGATTGTGATATGGTGCAGTCACCGAGCGTTGTTGGGCTGCCGGTGGCTCACCTTCAAGGGTTTTGAATGACGCAGGATGGCTCTCCCAAATACTGGCTTAGGCGGAACTTTACCGAGACGCTCAGTCTTTCGGATGAAGCCTCCGACTGGCTGATTGCGCTTTGGGAAGTCATTCAGTTATTCGATGATATTGCAGACGGCGCTTCTATAGATCGAGATGACCTTGACGGCGCAATCTGGAACGCATTGGTCGGCCTTCCTGCAAATGGCTTCTATCAAAGAAACGCGCATATGCTGATCCCGCTGATGGGCGTTGCTGTTTTGAAATGGAAAGCCTCCGACGTTGTTGAGCGTGAAGGCGAGGCTTGTGCCACCAGCTTCGTTTGGCGTGCTGGCTATTATGATATGGTTCTAGCCGCTGTGCAGATCGAGCATGGCGTGCAGGCCGCGATGGATATTGGTTGCGTTGTTCTGAAGCTATATGGCGAAAGCCTCGAAGATTATATGAAGGAAATGTCTGATGCCTGATCCAGTCACAGCGGTTGTTGCCGGTGTCGGCAGTGTTGCCCAAGGTGCTATTGGGGCTAGTGCTGCGAAGAAAGCAGGTCGAGCACAGGCTGATGCAAGTGCGCTTGGCGTTGCTGAAACCCGCGCAGCCCGTGAAGAATTGGCCCGTCGCCTTGAACCTTATGCCGCTGCTGGTGGCCCAGCCCTTCAGGCACAGATGGCTGCATTGGGTCTAGCAGGCCCAGAGGCACAGGCTGCATTTACTGCCCAGCAAGAAGCAAGTCCAATGTTTCAGGCATTGGCGCGTCAGCAAGAAGAAGCTCTTTTGCAAAACGCTTCGGCAACTGGTGGGCTTCGTGGCGGAAACATTCAGGGTGCATTGGCTCAGTTCCGTCCGCAATTGCTCAATCAGTTTCTTGAACAGCAATATAGTCGCCTCGGTGGAATGACTTCACTTGGTCAGCAATCCGCTGCTGGTGTCGGAACGGCTGGGATGCAGTCTGCTAGTCAAATATCTGATCTGTTGGCTCAAGCTGGTGCTGCACGTGCTGGCTCTGCTCTTGGAGTTGGTCAGGCATGGGGCAACGTTGCATCGCTTCCAATGCAGTTTGCTGGCTTGGCTTATGGTTCTGGTGGCCCTGGCTTCGGGACAATGTTTAGAAAATATTGAGGTAAGTCATGGTTCAGCCATTTGATTACACACTAAAGATTCCAGCGCCCGGCGAGGCATTCCTTTCCGGCGTGCAGATCGGTCAGCAACAGCAACAGGTGCAAGCCCAGCGTGCGCGTGCAGAAGCCGAGCGCGACAAGCAGATGCGCCTTGCCAACTTTAGCACAGAACTTTCTAGTTGGGCTAAGAATCCAACGCCTGATGGCTGGAGTCAATTGCTGGCAAAATACCCTGATTATCAACAAGAGATTATGGCCGCACAAAAGGGTGCCGATGCTATTGAGCGTCCTCTTATGCGAAAATTGGCTGGCGACGCTTTGATGGCGCATCGCAACAAAAATCCTCAATTAGTAATTAGCTTAATTGATGAGCGCATCAAAGCCGTTAGCGACAATCCGGCATTGGTGAAAAAGCTAGAAGATATGAAATATGGTTATCAAACCACTTCTAGCAACCCAGAATGGCAAGAGGCCTCAATCGTTGCATTGCTTGCTCAAGATGAAGAAGGTTCTAGAATTTACGATAAAGCGTATAAGCAATCTGAACCTTGGGAATCAACGCCATTTGGTATTGTTCTAAAGGCAGATATTTATCGCGCTATTGCCGATGCTGAAAAAAATGGCAGAACAACGGTTGATGTTAAGCCGATTATTCCTGCAGATGCAGAGGCTGAATTAAAGGCTGGTCGCGTTTCTCCAGCGACTTTTGATAGAGTTTTCGGCGCTGGTGCTGCTGCTAAAATTCTTGGAACAGGAGGTCAGACGGAAAAGCCGTCTGGCACATTTCAAGGACAGTAATATTGACCCAATTGCGGATCTTGGAAAGCTAGGCTTCGCACCAACAAGCGGATTCAGAACGCAGCGCCATCAAGAGGCATTGGTTGCTCAGGGGCTGACCAAGACCAAAAGCGGATCTCATCCAATGGGTGACGCTTTGGACTTCATGCCGCCAAAGGGAATGTCTATGCAAGAAGCTATAGCCACTGTCCGCCGAATGTATCCTGGCGTTAAGGCTATCCCTAGCAATAAAGGCGCAATTCATATAACCTTCCCCGGTTGGGGCAAGGCTCCTGATGTAAGCGGTTCTCGCCGTAGGTATGGGGAATAAAAATGGCAACTCAAGATGACGAAGCTTTCCTGAAGAAGTATGGCGGTTACAAGCCTGCTCCTGTCAGCGTCCCTGTTACCAGCATTAAGCCGATCATTGGCAATGAAACGCCTGAGCAAATTAAGTCTCGCAAAGCCAAAGAGGAACGCGAAGCCGCTGGCGAAACACGCGAAGAAGAACGCTTGCGATTGTCTCAGGAAGCCGCTGATATTGCTCGCCGTGGCGAATCTCGTGATATTGAAGAAAAAAAGTTCAATCGAATCGACAAGTTGCGGTCGGAGTTTTTAGGCGATCCGCAAATCAAAAAATTCCAAGAAGTTAAAGATTCGGTCAATCAAATCATTGGGCTGTCATCTGAGCAAACGCCAATGGCAGGAATCGCATCTGTCTTCACTTTCATGAAGATCCTCGATCCGGGTTCAACGGTTCGTGAAGGCGAAGCTGCGTCTGCACAGAACGCTGCTGGCGTTCCTGAGCGCATCCGAAATTATTACAATCAGTTGGTTTCTGGTAATGGCCTTTCGGTTTCTCAGCGCAAAGAAATGGCCGATGTTGCTAGGATTGTATATAATCAGAGGCTGTCCGGTTATAATAACAAAGCAAATATTTATCGCGGCCTGTTGATTGAACAGGGTGCCGATCCTGATTTGCAAGGCGTTACCCTTGCGGAGCCTTTTGAAATTGCCGCGCCTGCTGAAGGCCAGCAAAAAGGCGTGCCTGCTCTACAGGTTGCAGAAGGCGATAGGTTTTCAACAGATGAAGATATTGCGATTGCAAGCACCCTTCAGGGTCTATGGGCGCAGGGCAAATCAATTGATGAAGTGAATGCAAAAGCTATAGAATTGACGGGCGGGAATGGATTAAGCCCTGAAACAGTTAAGGCTTTGCAGGAAGATGAAGCGACTAGACAGATTCGCTTTTCGCCTAACAGGTCTGGCGTTCGTGTAAACGGAGAAGCTCCTGGTCGTGGCGCTGCTGCGGCTGCGGCTGCTGTGCGTGGATTTACCAGCAATCTTGGCGAGGAGGCTCTCGCTCAATTCTCGCCTGAAGCCGCTGCCAAACTTCAAGCGGCAGGGGAATATGGGCAGCAGCAATTCCCGATCACATCTATGCTGGCTGAGATTCCAAGTAGCTTGGTATCGCCAATTCAAAAAGTTACTAAATTTATCCCTGGCGGCCCATTGGCCCGTGAAATTGTTGAAGGTACGATTTATGGTGCCGGTGAAGCGCGTCCTGATGCTGGACTAGGCGAACGGGCTTTGACGGCAGCAATTGGTGGCGGAACTTCTGGAGTCATCGGCTCTCTTGGCCGACGCTTCTTGCCCGGCGGCGAAGCTCCGCAAGGCGCAATGCTGCCTGAAGATGAAATGATCAACGTTCCAACTGGCGGCATGGAAGCGCCTGCTGGCATGGCTCCTGGGGTGCAAGCGCCTCCTGCCGGTATGGGTGCGCCTGCTGGTATGGCACCGCCTACTGGAGCAGCGCCCGGAATGGCTGCTGGTGAAGTTGCTGATGAAGCACTTGATGTTGGCCGCGATGAAATGATTGAACTTGCCCGTAAGGCTGTCAGTCGCACGCCAGGCGCATCAAAGGCACGCGCTGAACTGGCTGAGATTGCAAAGGTCGATCCAGAAGCTAGGGCCGCCGCAGAACGCCTTGGGCTGGAATTGCCGACTGATATTCTTGGCGACAATGCACAGTTGCAAAGGGTCACTGGTCTAACTCGTTCTCAGATAGGTTCTGAGGCAGAAACCGCTTGGCGCAAAACTTACGATGCAGCATCTGAACGCGCTTATGAAGCGATGGATGAACTTAATGCGGTAACTGATATTTCAAAGCTTTCCGCCGATGTATTTAATCGGCTCGATACGGCTAATAAGGGTCTTGAAACCCAAGCTGATGATCTGCGGAAACAGGTCACGGCGGCAATTGACGATACTGGCCGTGTTGATGCGTCCAATATTAAAGCGTATCTTGAGGATCAAATCCGCAGATTGGGCGGTGGTAAAGAAGGCTTGGCTGGACTTTCAGCAGAGGAAAAAAAGCTCTGGGCGATGGTGTCTAAGGGCAACCCAACTTATAAAGCACTAGATGACAAGCGTGCCGAAATTGGTCGGGCGATGACTAAAAATGCTGGCCCTTGGGTGGATTCAAACGAACGTCGCATACAAGAGATTTATGCCAAGCTTGCAGACGATCAGATGGGCTTTATCGAGGCCAGTGCTGGCAAGGAGATTGCCGATAAGCAACGCGCTGCAAATACTCTGTTCAAACAAATGTATGAAGGCAGGGCGCAAATGCAGGAGATTTTTGGACGCAATTTGTCCAAAGATCTTGGACCGCTTATAAATCAAGCCATTACGCAAGGTGGTAAGGGTGGCCTAGAAGCCATCAATAAATTGCTTACAAACATTCCCGAAGATATGCGCGGGACAGTTTTAACGTCTGGATTGTTTCAAACAGCCACGAACGCAAAAGGCGGATTCAGCTTCACAAATTTTACAAACACTTACAACAATTTGCGTAAAAATAGTTTGGTGTTTAACCAGTTTGCTAAGGCGATTGGCCCTGAAGGCGTGAATCTTTTGAATGACTTCAATGCTATTTCCAGGCGCATAAGTGATGCTTCAGCAAACATAATCGGCACGGGTGCATCTACGCAGATCAATCTGCTTAACGCCGAAAGCTTGTTAAGCAAGATTGTTAAAGGTCTTGGCGGTGCGGCTGTCGCTGGTGGAGCAACTAGCATGTTGGGAGCAGACCTTCTAACGACTGTCGTTCCTGTTATTGCTGGTGCTGCTGGGCCTGAATTGGCTCAACGATTTGCTGGTAAAACAAACGCTGACAAACTTCATGCTCTTATGAAAAGCGAAAAATTCCGCGATCTCGCTGTCAGTGCTGCAACTGGCGAAGGGATTGATGGCAACGTTGGTCGTGTTGTTGGCAGCAAAGAGTTCCGCGATTATGCTAAATTGGCAGGCATCGACATGAAAGATGCTCGTAATTGGTTGATCTCTGGAATCACAAAGGCAGGCACAATCGGCGCAACGGAACTTGCTGGGGTGACTCCAATGGAAGCGCCTGGCGTAGAGATGCCGCAATGACCTTTCCAAACAACGCAACTTCAGATATACAAAGAGCGCAGGAGATCGTTTAATGTCGCTCACGCAAGTAACTGGCCCGTATCCGATCTTCACAGACCTTGACGGGTCTCCGTTGGATGACGGCTATCTATACATCGGTGATCAGAACGATGATCCTGAAACCAATCCGATTCAGGTCTTCTGGGATAGTGCGCTCACCATTCCTGCCACGCAGCCGATCCGCACGAACAGCGGCTATGCTTGGCGCAATGGAACGCCAGGACTGCTTTATACCGCTGGCCCGTTCTCAATCACTATCCGCAATAAACGCAACGAATTTGTTCTCTACAGCCCACTTGGCTACGGCTTCGATCCTGCGGCTGTATCTGCGTCGGTTGTAAAGAACGACTTCATTGGCGATGGCGTTGATACGACATTCACGCTTTCAGCAGCACCTTCGACCATTCTGGCTACAAACGTTTTCATTAACGGCGTGTATCAGGAAAAGGACAGCTACACGCTTTCGGGCAATGTGATCACGTTTTCCGTTGCTCCGCCGCTGAGTTCAAGCATCGAGATCATGACCAATGAAACCGGCGTGATCAATTCCGGCAACGCAACGGCTATATCTTACACCCTGACAGCCGCTGGCGCTGTCGCACAGACGGTTCAGACCAAGTTGGAGCAATCTGTTTCGGTCAAGGACTTCGGCGCTGTAGGCGATGGCGTTGCTAATGATACTGCTGCTATTCAAGCCGCTATTGACTCAAATATTCGTGACATTTGCTTCCCTGATGGGGATTATCTCTGCGGCAATCTATCGTTCAATAACGATTATCAAAGATTCTATGGGCCTGGCGCGATCATAACCCGAAGCGGCAATGGCGTGACGTTCACCGTTTCTGCGCGTGCGGTTTATTTCTACGCTATCCGATTTGAAGGCGGCGGGTTTACAGGTGACAACCTGACCGTGACTGGGCCGGAAGCCATGTTTATCGGCTGTATTTCAAAAGGCACATCTGGCCGCGCTATCAAGTTCGCAAACGATGGCGGCAACGCGCTGCTTCTTGGCGGCATCTATACAACCAGCGACGGAACCGCATCGGGCTATGACGTTGAGTTTTTCGACACTACGCCCGGCACATCTTTGTATTCCAAAGTTATCGGCATCTCCACCAATCAAGCAACTGGCGGCATCCTCATAAATGGGCAGGCGGCTGTAAGGGTTACTGATGGTCAGATCGGCAAGTTGACCGTTTCTTCTGGTAGCGGATTTTTTGTTAACAATCGCGTCATTGGCGCTACGTCGATCCAATCATCCATAAACCTGTTCACGAATAACAGCTTTGCCGCGAACATTACGTTCGGCACTGCGGCTGCGTCGAACATAAGCCAGATCACATTCGGCCCGACCAACGTGGCTCAATCAGGCATAACGCTGACTATCAACAACAATGTCTTGGATAGCTCGTTCCATCTCGGCCAGTTGACCGGCGTTACGCTGGTGATCAACGGCAACAACAACGATATATGGCATAACGAACTTCCCTATACGCCGACCCTTGTTGGCACTGGCAGCCCGTCTTTGGGCAATGGCACATTGAATGGCCGCGTTTCGCGCAATGGTCGTGAATGGGTCGCACGCGTTGAATTGACCATCGGATCTACGACTTCTTTGGGTAGCGCCTTTGACGTAACTGCACCGCACAAGGCGAAGTATCGAACGCAGGGAAGTGCATTGCTTACCGACAGCGGGACTGGGCAGTATATGGGCGTGGCTGATATAGCGTCAGGATCATCGACCGTGAAAGTTTTTGCTGGCAATGCGCCTATCGGCGGATCTTTGACCCCGACAGCGCCATTCACATGGGCGACTAACGACACGCTGGCGCTGACGATTACCGGCCAATATACCGCATAAGGATAGATCATGTCCCTGACCAAAGTCACATATTCAATGATTAAAGGCCAGTATGTCAATGTGCTGGATTATGGCGTTGATAACACTGGCACGACAGATACGACCTCGGCCATTCAAGATGCTATCGACGCGGCAGCAGGGCGCACGGTTTATTTTCCGGCAGGGACATATATCGTAACTAGCACGCTTTCGTATCAAGGAGCCAAAACGCAAGGTGCGTTCATCCCTGGCATCCGCATTGTGGGCGACGGGATGCTTAAGACGATCTTTGACAATCGTGTAGCCAATGCGCCTATGATTGACATTGATAGCGTTAATCACGGCGGCGCTTATGAAGCCTCAATGGCTGCGGTAATGCGCGAATTTACTATTAAAACCACAACTTCACCAGCGAACAGCACCGGCATCCGCGTGCTGAACGGCTATCAAATCCAGATCGACCATTTGTTTATCATCGGCATGACCGCTCACGGTATTGAACTGAGGAACGGTTTGTATGTCGATGATGGTTGGAACATGATCTCGATCACGCATTGCTGGATCGAAGATTGCGCAGGCTGGGGCATCAAAGCAGATGGCTCGTCAGCACGCAACGAAGGTTCTTACACCTATATGCGCGAAGTGTTTTTCCAGCGCAATGGCACGGCTTCAGCCAGCACGCCACCGCCTTCTGGCGGCATGATCTGGAAGGGCCAGATTTTTGTCATGGAAAGCTGTGCGTTTGCTAACGGCACGGAAAACTGCGGGCTATTCATCAAGGGTGAGGCTGGCCTTGGTCAGACAGTTGACCTTCGCAATACCACTTGGGAAAACTGCAAAAAGCGCGGTCTATATGTGACCGGCGTATCCATGCTGAAGGGCCGCAATCTTCAGTTCTACAACAACAACGATTTTGTTGCCACTAACCAATGCGAATTTGACGGAGCATCGTTTACCATCCGTGATATTGACATTGATGGCGTTACCATTCGCGCCACGTCTGGAAACAACGCGCTGACCGCTTTCAAAATCAGCGGCGGGAACGCGCAGCTTAACACTTGCCGTGTGCGCAATGTATCGTGGGAAAACTTCGACTACGCAGGCCAGACCCGTTTTGACGGATGGCAGTTTGATGTTGTCCCGCAAGAGTGTCATCTGGTTGTCGCTAGTGGTTCTGAAATTTACTACCGTCCCAAGTCTGTAAACGGTAACGGAAGATCAACACCTATCCGCCTTTCAGGCCCTAACAATGCTTCTGGCGTTGGCGTTGCGTCAACCAGCGGAGAATGGATTGAGTGGCAACTGTCAGGAACGGGCTTATCGTTAAATCCAGCTACATTACCGCTGATCGCAGGAACAAGATATTACATTTATTTTTATGATAATGACGGTGTTCCTACGCTTGAGCCATCTACTACCGTTCCTGTAGCCGATACGCCTTCGGGCTATATGGTGAAGACCGGCGATGCTACGCGCTATTATGTCGGTAGCGTAGTTGGAGGCGCTTCAAACGGAACTGTCGCTACGACAGCTTCGGGATGGGTCAACGCAAATCTTATCTCAAGTTCGCAAACAGGCGTTCCTGCGTATCTCTGGGTTGACGCTACTGGCGATCTGCGGATCAAAACCAGCGCACCGACCAGTGACACTGACGGAACCGTTGTCGGTACACAAACGTAACGACGTTGCCAGGCTGAATTAAAATTAGGTGATTGCCGTGACTGAATCGAGTGTTTTGACTGTCAAAATAGATATGTTGCACAGTGACGTGGTTGATATGAAAACAGCACTGAACGAATTATCGAAGGCAATCACCAAGCTGGCGCTCGTTGAAGAACGTCAGGCACAGACT